AATAGAACATACCAGCATCGTATGGATTACTACCTCTATAACCAACTGTTAAGTAGTCTGAACCAGCATATGGGTCAACGTATACTTTAACTCTACCGTTTAAAACACCAGCAAATGTGTTGCCTGTGTCATCAACGTTTAAGTTAGTTGATAGAGCAGGTGTGTAATCTAATACTCCTGCCATTGATAGAGCAGATGCTACATCACTAGAACAAAGGATAAAGTTACCTTTTCCTCTTCTTGTTTCTTTTGCGATTGTATTACTTTCTCTTTCAATTTGGAATAATAGTCCTTTGAATTTCTCAACTGACCATCTTCCATTACTATCTACGTCTAGATCAAATACACCAGCGTTTGCAACGTTGTTTTGTGCACCTGACTTAGCAACTGTATATACAGTTCTAACAACCTCACGGTTGATTTCAGCAAGGATCTCACTTGATAGTAAGTTAGCAAGTTCCTGCTCTGCATCAAGACCGTGAATTGCTTTCAAGTCTTGTGCTAGTTCTAGAGTGTACTCTGCCTTTAGTGCTCTTGTTTTAGCAGTAACAGAAGTCTTCTCTATACTGAAACTCATCTCGTTAAAGAGAGTAGATCCAGAACCTAGAACTTCAGCATCTTCTCTAGCGATATTACCAGCAGTACGCTCGTAGTTACCAGCAGTTGTACCACCACCAGATGTATCGTTAAGTAAACCTGGGTTAGCATCAGTTGTACCACCGTCTCCAAGAGGAGATGCAGGGTCGTTGAATGCAGCAGGTCCTTGTGTGTTACCAGAGAAGTTAGGATCTGGTTCGTTGAAGAGTGCTTCGTTTCCAGCTCTTAGTGCAGATCCATTTTGCTGATAGTGTGACTTCATTGCAAAGATTAGTCCTGTAGGACCGCTCATTGGTTGTACACCACAGATGTCGTATGCTACCAAGTTTGGCATAGCACGACGGATGAGGCTAATCATCACTGGATCAAATCCAGCAAGACCGCCTGTTTTTGTATCAAGTCCAGAACCTGAGAGTGCGTTTGTACCAATGGCACCAACTGTGTTGGATGCTTCATTGATCATACCACGCTCTTCTCTAAGTTGTGACTCTGTATTTTCTAACAAAACAGCGGTAACTGCCTTTCTATAATTGTCTTTGATGGCACCAGCACCTTCATGACTTAGAACAGGGTTCCACTTTTCTGTTAGAGCTTTTGAGTTAAACATTTGCTCTTATGAGAAAAATTGGGAATATAATTTATTGCCAGCGATTCATAGCATCAAGGTATTGTGCCATTGCTGGACTAATATCCTTATCTGATGCTCCTTCTACTGGAGTTTCGTCTGCAACTTCACTTTGTGTTACAGTTTTTTCTGTGAAATAAGACTCTTTGATAGTTGTTACTTTCTTAGAGAACTCTTCCTCAGTTGTAAACTCTAGACTCTCAGCGAGTGCAGCGAGTTTGTCCTTCTGAGTATCTGCCAATCCTTCTGAAACATTCTTCAGAATAACAGTTTTTGCAGACTCGTCTAGACGTTTTTGTAGTTTCACATTAGCTTTGACCTGTTCGTCAAGCTTGGTTTCCATCTCACGAATAGAGTCAGCCATACCTTCTACCACATCGACTTTCTCGTCTGGGATAGAAATGTAGTGCTCCTCAAAGAGACCCTTAAGACCCGCAATGAAGTCTTCGGTGATCTCATTTCTGATTCCACGGTCAACAGCAACTTGATTTTGCTCCATCCATTGACCTATGGCGTAGTTTACTGTGCCATTTACTTCCTCGGAAAGCTCTGCCTTAGCAGCGTTTACTTGCTTATCGAGTTCTGTAGCAAAGTGTTCTACAAGCTTGTCGTACTCTTCATTTAGTTTTGCTTTGATAGCAGCTTCAAAGATAGTCTTTGCTTTCTCAGCAAACTCTTTTGAGAGTTCTGTTCCCTCTAGTAGGGCGTTGACATCATCGGAGACATCAAGGTCTTCGTATGATGGTTTGATTGGATAGGTTACAGCAGAACCTGTACCAGTTCCGTATGCAGCATCTGCACCAACTGTAGGTTGTGTACCCTGATCACCAGCATCTCCAATGTTAGATGTCTGAGCAGATCCATCGCTTTGTGCTGCTTTATCTCCTACTGGAGCAGCTGCCTTAGCACCAGGATTTTCTTCTCCATCTGGATCGTCCTCATTTGGAGTAGTGGATGTACCACCTAAATCTGCAGGAGCAGACTGTCCATATGATTTTTCAGCACCAACTGTTGGCATAGGATCTTTCCCGCCACCATTTGATGTCTGTGCATCAGAAACCTGAGATGGTTCGCTACCTGTGCCTGGTATGACGTTTGCGGAAACAGTCGGCATAGGGTCGCCTTCCACGATAGTCACTTTTTGCTCGGTAGCAAACTCCTCAAATTTTTCGTTAAGTTTATCTGACATTAGAGTTTACCTTAATAATTTTCCGTATAGTGATATGAATTATTTATAGAATCAAAGATTTGAGAGGAAATGCTCAAAAACTTGGAGCGTTTTTGCCTCTACTTCATTGCGACTTGCGTCGCTCATTATCTTTTTATATTTAGCAACTTCAGTTTCCTTTAGTATACCGTTACACCAAACCCATTCTTTACCTTCCATGATTCCATTAACGAAAGCATCAGGTGCGGAGGGGTCTGCTACTATATCTGCAGCAGTGGTGAGCATGAAGTCATCACGCACAACATTGCAACTTTCTGTCTTGTCGATGCTTCCCATACCACGTGAGGAAACACCTAACTGAACACCTTCGCCAAGTAAGTTCTTAGCGATGTTACCCATTGGTGTATCTAGGATCTGTGCCTTACCAATAAAATTATTTCCCTCTGCTTTGAGTGAAGTAATTCTATGAGATACTCTATCAAGATTGATAGTAGGACCATCGGGATGTCCAAGTTCACCGAGAGCACGTTTTGATTTTACATACTCCTCATTGTATCTCTTAACCTCACGGTCAAGAACAGGGAAGGGGTACATACGACCATTGCGATTTTTTAACTCAGATTGTAAGAACACTCCTTCAATATAAAGAAGTTTCTTTCCGTTTTTCTCCTCTGTTATGAGTTTAACGTCTTCAATCGTTTCCGTTATCAGTTTCATTGTTTGGTATCTCTGTCTCGGTTGGTTCGTCAAAGAATGTATTAGCAACCACTTTCTTGTAATCTGCCATTGCTTGAGAAGCTTTGCCAAATAACATGTCATGGATTGCATCAATTGCAGATGCTCGTTGGTTATTGTCAATCTTATCGACAATATCTACAGCACCAAGTTCTTTGTTAACATCTGGATTTTCAGTCATAATATTCTTGTAGCATTTATTATTTATTATTATTCGTTGGTTTAGATGCGGAGACTGGTGGTTTAGGTGCACGTTTCTCCTTATCTAACTCCCTTTCTACAGCGTCATCAGCTGCTTGTGCTTGTATTTCTGGAGCAAATGCAGTGTTCTGACGATCCATAGTGTCAAATGTATTGACATCCTGTGGCGACATAACTATACCAGCATCAATTTCTTGTTGCATCTCCCTATCTAACTCTCTCATATCTCGATTAGTTTGACCAAGAACTTCCTTACGAACATGTGCCACAGAGAAGTATTTGCCAACGAAAGGATCCATCTGTGTGACAGTCGCTATGCGTTGGTTAAACATCTCAATGTTTTTTAATTCATTGAAGTGATTGTCAAATAAGAAGTCATACTGTATGTGCTCTTTCATATCTTCCCAATCTTCTGGAGCGATAACTCCTTTTAGAATGAGTTGAGTCTTAAGCATGTCTTGGAACATCTCACTAAATCTCTTGCGGAGACGACCAATAAACTTAGTAAACTTAAGTTCGTCACGGAGAACCTCTGTTGTCTTACCTAGATTAAATCCTTTGTTGTCATCTGTAAGACGAGATGGAGGTAAGTTCAAACTGTTGTATAATTTCTTTTTAAAATACTCAACATCCTTTAACTCACCTAGGTTCTGACCGCCTGGCAATGTAGTAATCTCTGTTCCTCTGCCACCTTCTCTACGTGGTAACCAGAAGTCTTCGAGCATACTCATATGTTTTTTGTCATCTCTCATCTCTCCTGTGTTAGCATCATATACTAACTTGTTTCTATAACGAGACATGACGTCACGGAGATATTGTTCTGCTTTTACTTTTGGTAAGTTACCTACGTCAATGTAAAATATTCTACGCTCTGGTGCACGAGAAAGTCTGTATATGACTAGAGAGTCTTCAATCATTCTAAGTTGATTGAGAGACTTGATTGCCTTGTGTAAGAAACCAAGAGTCATTCTCTTGTTTAAATCTTGTAATCCTGATGGGCAAAATGTAATAGAATCTATTGCCATCTTGACACCTTTGGATAAAGACATGTCTCCAATAGGTCCTAAAACACCACCTTTATAAAATCCTTTTGGATTATAGAGGTAATAATCTACAAATGTTCCGTACTCATATTCTAATGCAGTACCTTTTATTTGTTGTTGTCCAAAAGAATCTTTTGGTTTATCGTTAATTTTTTGACGAACTTTCTTGATCTTCAGTGGATCAATGTATCTAAGTTCTGTAATACCTTTCTTTGGATTATCTAGATCTATAACTTTATGATAAAATAATCTACCATCAATATACCAAGACCTAATAATCTCATGTGCACGATTGTCAAAGTTTAAAAGACGTTTGATATATTCAAACTCGTCTCTAATCTTTCTCTTTACTCCCATTCCAACATCTAGATTATCTAGATTTACTTCTACTGGAGTATCATGAGCATCACTTACAACAAACTCATTTACAACTTCATCTACAGCACTGTCCACTTCTGGATGCAATGCCATATCACGATAACGACGGATCATCTCAAACTCATTGCGAGCTTGATTATCCGTATCTACATATGTCCCATAATAACCACCAGCTGCTATGGCAATTGCCTCATCAGCATTAGGAGGGACGGGGGATTGACCCTTCCGACCCTCCTTGCGATTAATCTGGAAGCCAAATAATTGACTCATGACTACCTACTTTATAGTATGCTTCTTCTTTCTATTTATTATACCACAGGAATGTTAGAAACGCCAGCTCTAACTCCACCTTCTGCCTTGAAGTATGAATACTGCCACTCAACTGTAAATTCCTCTATCTGGTCATTGCTATCATAAGCAAGATCAATTTGAGAAACATTAGTTGGGAAGCAATAGAATAGAGTGTACTGTCTAAGAACAGATCCTGTTGTAGTATCATCTTTTTCAAGTTGCTTAACTTTTAGATCTGCAGTGTAACCAGTGCTACTATTAGGTGTAAACAACTCAGAAGTATTTGCTTCATGAGTATTGATTTTGTTTGCCCACTCTTCAAAGAATGCACGAAGTTTGAAATCTTTATCGTTGAAGAATGTTACAGTCCAAGTATCAAAGGTGCGGTCACCAGCGATCTTAACTGTTCTTCCACGGAAAGGAACCTCTATTACACCCAAGTTAGAACCTGGTAATGCAGCAGACTTGCACATGATGTTTGTAGTTTCTAGGTCATCAGCACTCTTACCTAATGAACCAGGAAAATTTACATCCACCATGAACATATTGGGTTTGACGCCTTGCCCAACCCTTTGTATAAATGAACTGACATTTGAACTTGCCATTGTTTTTTTACCTCGTTATGTTTTTGTAATGTGATTATCTACCAACTACTTCAGCGAAAGATACGCCAGTTCTTGTAGCAGTAACTGTGACTGTTACAAAGTTGATTGACCTAGTTGGCTTGAGGTATAGTTCTGCAACAAATTCGTTACGATCAATAACCTCTGGGGAGTTGTTACTTTCGTCACAAACGACTAGAAAGTCTGTTACACCCCTGCGTGCTTGAACCTCTGTTAGATAAGAAGAAATTGAAGCAGTGAATGCGTTTCTAGTAATAGAATCATTCTGCTCAAATAATACTCCTTCAGCAAGACCTTTTGCTCTCTTCTCAATATTGAGGAAGAGACGTCTAACATTGATACGATCAAATGCAGATGGAGAAGAAAGAGCAGTCTTGTCTCCAAATAGTATAGGACCAGTACCAGGCAATGATACAACAGGATTTATAGACGCTGTGTATAAATCATCTCTTGCTGCCTTGTTAGGATTAAATGCAAGTCTAACTACATTTTGTAATCCACCACGGTTAGTTCCTGCTGGTGAATACCAATCATCTAGGATTGCGGAAGTTGATACGCATAATCCAGCAATATCACCGTTAGTACCGATGTAACGATACTTGTCGTTGAATCTGTCGTATGTGTATTTGATTCCACTATCCTTAACAACATATGAACTAGAAGCAATATTGTCAAAGAAATCAATTGTATTGCTTAGTTGTAATGATGGTGTAAGTGCAGTTCCACCTGATGTAGCAATTTGGTTGCCAGTATAAGGTGAGAGGAATGCGATACAATCTTTTCTTGTATTAGCAACTCCAGCAACAGCACTTGCTTTAGCAATTGTGTCTGTCTCATTACTCATTGATCCACCCATAAGAACAAAGTCAACTGTTGTTTCTTCTGTATCTAAGAATAGATTGTATCCTGCACCGATCTCGCCAGCAGTATATGCATAGTCATCAGTACCACCTGATAGTGCTCCACCAACAGTAGTTAAAATATATGCTATTGTAAGAGGACTAGCAGCAGTAGCACCATAAGATGCAGCAGTTCCGCCAGGTGCTTCACCAACTGGAGTATAGTCAGTAGCACCTAGAGCAGCTGCGTAGATATACTGAGAAAACTCATTTACATAACTTACCCAGTATGTGCTAGCTCCTTCAGGAGATTTACCATCAGATAGTTTAGAAAGATATGTCATTCTTTCTACAACTGTATTTGTGCTCTCATCAATAACTGCAACATGAACTTCGTCACCAGATAGATAACGCTCAGATGCAAAAGCAGAAGTGCCAGGACGAGGAGCAATATTTTTATATGTTAATCCAGTAGATCCAATTGGAATAGCGTTCCAATCAGAGTTTGTAAATGAAGATTGTGTAAATCCGTTACCAGATACAGCACCAGCAGCACCATGTTTAATACCAACTGTGTTAGCATCAATAACAACTGTAACTTCATGATCTGTTGTTGCACCGTCACTAAGTGTTGCACCGACTGCAAGACCGTGACCAGCTTTGACCATTTTACTGTCAGCAACTATATCAGCAACTACTACACGAAGATTGTTACCAGCTGCGCCAGGATCTCTTGCAATAAATGCTTCTGATGAACCAGCACCAGCTTCATAATCTTCTTTTGATCCAACTAATACTGCTGAACCATCTTCAGTTGCGTTAAGTACACCAGTTGCTGCACGGACTACAGCGAGTTGACC